TACCTTGTACTGTAGTTGTTGTATTTTTCACTGTATCACCTCACTTTACAACGTTAATCTGTTAATTTAATAAAATAAAAAAAGGACGATAGCAAACCGGTCAGCAATCGAAGAACACGCCCAGCAGCTGCAATCAGTGCCGGAAGTTCCGTAAATGCTTTTTCAGTTTATAATCGTCCTTTGTTTAAAAATCGTAAATGTATTTGTTTATCTGTCAATTACAATAGCACATATAAAGCTATAATGCAAGCATAAATTTATTTTTATTATTCAAGGTATAATAAAAGACCTATTTGTAAAATAATCCGTTATAACTCAATATACAACGTTATAGAGCTATATACATTATAATATAGTGTATCTAAGCATATATTAATAAACTCAGAATCTAGGA